GCATCTAGCTAATGTCAATCGTGAGCAGCTTTCGCGCTGCAACCATGGCCGTCGTGCCGTGGGTAAGAAGCCTTACCACAGATAGAGTCATTCAGATCGTGAGTGTCGCCACGAAGACTATTAAGTCTTTCTACTCTGGTAACGCAGCTACTCCCTCTTCGACTACCCCTCAGCCCCAGCCGGCGATATGTGTGCTGGACGTTGAGCCGAAGAGGAGGAGGGTCGACTTCAAGGCTATCTCTCTTGTTGTCGCTTTCCTTATGGTCGTCTTTGGTCGCACTGTTGCAATCAAGACGAAGCTCGGAACTGTACCGAGATACAATGTGAGGAAAATTGGATTTTTAATCCTTATCTCATTTCTTCTTAAGAGGGTAACCTCCATTGTTTACGGGCGAGCCACGTCGCCCATCGGCGCGTCTCTGGTCACTAAACTGATCAGTAAAACTTTAACTGAGGGTCGCCTCAGTTCTAGTCAACAGCGCCAGGTTTTTGTCGACTTGCCAATCGTCGAAAGCCAAACTTTAAACACGAACCATACTCACGGTAAGTCTGCTCGTGACCGTAACTCTGGTAGCTCAACAGCCGCGCTGGCTGCTGAAACTCTTGGGTTGGAGCCATACTATGTTCAGATGTCATTATCTGATATTAGGAAGGGCAGACAGGGTGATCGCTCATACCATTGGGCGAAGGATCTTGCGGTGCCACCCGCAGATTTTCACTTTGACTGTTCTGAACAGGCTGCCGTTTTGATCGATGTAGATCACTATATTGACATGCCCACTCTCTTAGCTCGTCATCCTGGAACGTACTTAATATCTACGTTTCAGCCGACTGCCGCTGCGAAGAGTGAGGGAGAGTACACCTACCGATTCCTGCAAGATGGGTCGGTGGAGTATAGGGTCAGTGGAGGAGCCCTGTACGCACATCATGTGTGGGACTACAAAGGAGACACCTTCCTTTGCGAGGACGTTGGCATTATCAATAAGACCATCGTTTCGTATCATATCGACCGAAAGCGATTGAACGATAACCACACCCTCATCCTTCTCAGCTTGATTGGGAAGTTTGAGATGCCAAGCGTTGTTCCAACTTCGTTCGTCTTGGAGGGCGGGCGATTAGAACGTTTGATGCCTGTGCGAGGCAACCACGTCGTGCTCGACGTGGTCACACAGGAAGGAATGAGTAGGAGTATCGCTGTCATCGGACAGCGTACTGCAGTCACCCTACCCATTGCCCAGCTGGATGCTGTGCATGCTGTGGCCATTACGGCGAAGGTGCCCATAACACCCGCCATGGTCGCTAGCAACATTGCGCCATCCAGTCCTTTGGGGTTGCCTACGGATAGGCTACCTCCTGGGCATGCGGCGATCATCGCTAGCTACATCCGAGCTGGCGTTCCGCATTCGCCTCCCGTTGTTTATGCACCGGAGGCTGCCTTGGTGCCCGTTTGGTTTTCCAAGCATGACTATGACGCTAAAATGCCGCTTAAGGCATTTGGCAGCCCCCTCATTGGTCCTTGCTACACGTATGTGTCAAGCTTGGCCACTGATGACCGCTGCATTAGTGGGCGCGTCGAAGCATTTATCTCCAAAGACAAGGCGGAGGTTGAAATGCCTATCCCACCCTCGCTGGCCGGGTATATGGTCGAGTTCGCGAAGTTTCTCATTCCTACGAAACATCGCGGACACCCCGTCGGGCACGACGAGGTGCGAGAGAAACAAGACCGGCCGTCTCAAAGGTCAATCCTGGACAACCAGAGTGTCGCTGGTGCATTCGTCCGGGAGTTGATCCAGGCGTTTGTGAAGAAGGAGACCGCTGTTAAACCCAGCGATCCCCGAAATATTTCACAGATGCCCCGAAAGCTTGACTACGCTACCATCATGTATGCATTCCATGACGGAGTCATGGTGGAGCAAGAGTGGTATGCTTTCGGAATGACGCCAAAAGAGTGTGCTGAGCGGGTGTGCGGTATCTTATCGTCCGCCAGACACTGCGTCCTTGCCGACGGATCACGCTTTGACGGGCACGTCAAGCGCCGTGCACGGATCCTCGAACGTATATTGATGTTGAGATTTTTCCATCCTCAATATCATTCCTTGGTCAATGAGACTATGGATGCCCAAATTGGGTTGGTTGGCTATACCACAGAAGGCCGCCAATACCACTCGGGCTATACACGTGGTTCGGGTTCCCAAGAAACCTCAGACTTTAATTCTGTCGAAACCGCTTTCATCGATTACTGCGCGTGGCGTAATACGACTGTAGACGGAATTAAGTGTGATGCCGCCACTGCCTGGAGAAATTTGGGCATTTATGGCGGAGACGACAGCCTGGCCGGCGCCGTGGACCCTGTTGCGTTGAAGCGCACCAGTAAGCTCATGGGCCAGGATTATGAGATAACTGTTGTCAACCGTGGAGACATTGGAGTCAACTTCTTGAACCGTTGGTTCGGACCCGATGTTTGGAATGGTGATCCTTCATCCATGGCAAATCCTGCTCGCTTGCTCTCCAAGCTCTGGGTAGGTCCATCTCATTTGGTTAATCCAATTGAGCGCTTCGCCGAGCGAGTGGCTGGCTATTATCGGATGGATAAGAATTCACCGGTTATTGGCCCGATCACTATGGTTTCCCACTTGCTCCTCGGGGAGCGAGAGGGAGGCGATCTTGCGCCATGGGATGGCAGACATCCCAGTGATTCGAACTGGCCCAATGATGACAGTGGCTGGATGATGGACTTGTTTACTCAGTTCATCCCTGATTTCGATCACGATCGCTTTACCGACTGGATGGATGAAGTTGCCATTTCACGTCGATCGGAGTTGTTGTTGCGGGCTCCGTTATGTACCGCAGCGTTGACCGAAATACCGAAGGTCAAGACTACATGTGTCGTTGGAGACGACATTTTGTACCCGCCCGCTCCCGAGAGCGACGTTGGCACAGTAGCCAACGAGACCGTTCCTTTATTGTCAGATGAGGAATATGAGGCAGCTTATTTAAATGAGCTGTTTCATGCGCCGGCGGTTCCACGAGAGGTCGTGGACGCGGCCAAGGTTGTGCCACTTGTCGGCACCGATGGCCTCAAGGTCGCCAAAAGCCTTCCCAAGAAGGCTGCGCAGGTTCCAAGCCCGCGATCGCGACCACCAAGAGGAGCCGATAAGTCGGCTGCCTGTATCCACAAGGTCAGGCTTGATCCCAAGACGCGGGAACCTCTCCCGTGCCCATGCACTTGGAAGCCTAAGACTCGGCGTCCCACTCAGGACAAGGCCGAGTACCAGGCCTATCTCGACAATTGGCGAGATAAGCGCAAATATGCGGCCAAGCAGCACGGATTCACGCTCTAGCCAGCGTGAGTGTAAGCCGCCGGGCTCTAAACGTGACTAGGTTCGGAGACCTATAAATCCGCGGGTTGGGTACCCGTAACAAACCCATCACCGATAGGTGGGTCGCACCCACGCCCGATTTGTATCCAATACTTTATCGGGGATTTGAGATGAAACGCTCAAACTATCAACCTAAACGAGGCGCCGCGAAGCCGGCGAGCAAGCTATCTAAACAGTTAGCTAAACGTCGTGAGAACACGTACGAGAACACCCAACTTGCTTGGGACAGCGTTGTTAAGGATGAACTTATCTCCGCTGTTAGCGGTTCCGTTGCTCTCTCGGCAACTGAGTACCCAATTAACCCTGGGATGGCCACAACATTTCCTCTTGGCTCAGCCGAAGCAGCTAAGTGGACTGAGTGGAAGTGCGAATACATAGAGTTCTACTATAGACGCACCGTATCCGAGTACGCTACACAAGGCACAACTGGCCGCGTGGTGCTCGCATGCGATTACTCAGCTTTAAACGGTGCCCCTACAACTCTGCAGCAGGCAGAGGCGTTGCATTGTGCATTTGGCATGCCTTGCAATGAGGAGATCAGGCTTAGGCTTGATCCTCGGATCGTGAACAAAGCGGATCCAAAATACATTCGTACCACTGAACCCTCTGGTCATTCGGACATTCGTTTGTTCGATGGAGGGAATTTCTGGTTCGTTGTCTCAGGGTGTCAAAACGCCACTGAGATTGGTGAGTTGCGCGTTCGGTACCACTTTAAGGTGCGACTCCCTAACCTCCTGAACACTGGAGCAATTTCTAACACTGTGTTTTCGCAGTGGAACCTGGCAGCTAACACTGCCGCCCTTTCCGCAGATGCCACAATCGACATCTCGGAATCCTTGGTTACTGCCTCTGGCACACCACCCACCAACGCATCAGGCGTCGTTACCCTGGGCGAAGCTGGGGTCTACAAGGTTCAAATCGAAGTTGGCTACAGTACTACTGGTGGCATCGACAACACCGCCCGCATGGTTGTGTGGGTGGACGGTGCTGAAACCAGTCCTCCCGTTTACCTCCCAATGCATACCTATGCGACTAATTACCACTCTTCAGGGTGCTTCTCAGCACTCGTCATCTCAGATGGTACTACGACGGTCGCGGCTCGGTTTGATTACGGAGGAACTTCGGCCTTCACCTTCCTTGCTGATTGCTGCCGCATCAGTATTGAGAAGCTGTAAACCTCAGGAGGTTTCGCCATTAATAAATAACTAACTAAATACTAATAAGAAAACTTTAGTATCACAAAACTGGC